CTTCTCGATAGAGGCAGTGACGTTAATGGATGTCCGAACATCCTTGAGAAAAAAGTTACTAGAAAGATCGGTAGGTTCATCAAATTCAATAAAGAATTCAATCAGGTCATAATTCAAGGTGTGAGGACGAACAGAGGAAATCTTACCCGTATATGGTTTACCAAGGATATGAATACCTTTCACATTGGAACCTACAGATGGAAGAATAAAACTTTTATGTTTCATCGGCTATTGCAGAGCTGGTTAAGGTTGTCATACACCACGCCGTGAGTCGAAAGAGAGTGCGGAAGCGACTGACTGAGGTTGTAGAAAGTGTAGTTGTAAGGACGGCGAGAAAAGCCCAGAATCTTAGAATTCACGCGGCTCTTACCGACGTGAATAGCGCGATGACCGCGACCGCGAATGCGGTATTTGTAACCCTTGATGTTTTTCTTCAGCGCGGCAACGTGCGCGAGACATTCGGCCATGGTGCCAGAAAAAAGTGACTTGGTCGAGTTAGTGCGCGGGGTGTATTTGTAAGTATTCATGGTAGTACCGATTAGTTAATTAGAACTTTTCTTTAAGACCTTCGTAAATCTTTACCTTGTCGGTGCGACCAGTATCGAGTTTCATATCCCAGAGGTCATCCATATTGAACTTAAACGTAGCACCAGTTTCTACATCTTTGCCGTGAAAGGTAACTCGATTCAACTTTGTTACCTCGTAAATGGCAAAACCATCATCGTGATAGGTTCGGCCGTCAAAGAAAACAAAGTTTTTCTTCAGTTTATCGCCAACCTTGATGATGTCGGCAATTTCCTTAGTAGCGGCGGGCTTGTCGATGCGTTTCATTTCGTATTTGATTATGTAGCTATTGAACACTAGTCCACCTCAAAAGTAAACAACAAAATGCTTGTGTTTTCTAAGTAGATGATAATCAGGACTTTAGAGCGAATTCTATTGCTCGACTTGCTTCAAGTTCAAAGTTTCTGTTCTTATACCAGTTTCCAGTAGCAGAATCAATTTCACGACAAGCATCAGCTATCTCGCGAGGAGTTATAGGATAACCGCGTTTGATTGCCTTTGAGGCCATCGAGGTCATGATGCGGTACATATTTCGGTACCAATTTCCCGATGAAAAGGTGTACTCCTTGACGAGATCTTGATTCACAAATGGGCAATCGTGATATGATTTCCACGTGTAGTTCGACTTAAGAGACTTCTTACGATGCTCCAGAACCTTCTGCTGTAATTCTGGAGGCAGTGAATGAATGATTCCAGTTGGCTTCTTTTCTGCAAAGGGATGCCTAGACATTAGATTGTCTACGTTAAGATATCCTTTCTCTCCTAGATTCTGTTCCTCAAAGAAGTTGTAGGCACCAGGATACAGTGCAGGAATATAGAACATTCGAGCCAGATCCTTTGTCTGAGGATCGCCGAGTTCAGCGAATTCTTTATTCAGAGCATACCAGACGTGCTTAATCTTTTCGGCAGGTACCGAACGATTGAGTGGAAACACCAGACGGAACTTTGGCTTTTCTTTAGTCGAAGAAGATGTAGAATACTTTACATACGTGTATTCTTGCAACTTCAGGTTAAGCCGTTCCATTCCATCTGGTGTCCAGTCGTCAACATCGAGCGCAGCCCAGCCGCCCCACTCAATCACGTTAGCGTTTGCACGAGTTGTGCCAACTTTGAATATCGCTGGCGTGATGAGTGGAGAACCATCTACTCGTTCGTCCTTCTTAGGCTTGTAACCTGGCTTAGTAGACAGATCACGTAGCAATAAAACGAACTTACTCCAACTATTCAGACTCATTGAACGATGAGTCTTATTGTCAAAGATAGAACGAAAGATGGTTAGCTTGATTGACATTATTCAGTTGCTGCAGGCTCAGTTTGCTCTGCTTCAGTTTGAGCCATAATTTCCTTGGCTCTTTCCATAGCTAAATGAATTATACCTACATTATCCTTATGCTCTGGAGCACTCCAGCCTTCTGGCTTAATAAGGTCAGGTAACCCTAAAGGATTCGGGCGTGACGCTTTTACTCCAACTTCTTTTGCCATATTAGCCGCGTGAACCCGATCCCATGCGGTATATGCATCAACGTCATATGCATTGAGAGTTCCTATTGCTACGACGCAGAGGTCGATAAGACCATCTACGATTTCATCGGAGTTATCTTTAGTGCAGGCTATTTTAATTTCATTAAGCTCTTCCTGCAGAAAATTTACGCGAAAGCATAGATATGCTAGCAGTTTGTCTTTGTCCATTTTACGGACGGCCTCATTCACTCCAAACTTAGAGTGCATTTGTGCGATGTCATTTACCCAGTCTTTACTCATGGTGTTTTGTGTTGGTTATTGGAAGAATTCATCGAGAGAGCCAGCAGGTTCGGCTTTCCAACCTATGGCATCCAGAATGATCTTCAAAGGGTCGAGGAAGGTCTTTTCAAACTGAAGGTCGAAGTCAATGTAATGATGCAGCTCTAGTTCGGGCGGCAACTTCGATATGAATCCGATGACGTTCTCGTTCAGAGGATTGCGCTTCTTGAGATAAATGTATTTAATCTTTGAACCGTTAGTAATCAGTTCATACTTGTTCTGCAGTCCTTTCGACTTAACCGCATGATTGTAGAGAAGAGCCGCTCGAGAATTTATTGGAGCGCCTTTCGTGTAAATCGTAGATGCAGAAGCATACCCAGAAACATCGGAAACGCCACGAGGAAAGGCAATCTTTTCCGGAGACATAGAAGAAAACTCGCTACGAAAGGATTGAATTTCGAGCTGAATATCAGTCTCAGTCTTCGTCATAATCGACTCAAACATTTTCTTAAAAGCATCGCGGCAAACTGCAGGAGTAGACGATTTGATTGCTTCGATTCCTACGATCTTAATCTTAGGTTTAGTGTACTGAACGCCTTCATTGTTATGAACGTTCAGAATGTAACGCTTTTTGGCAGTCCAGATTCCGCGGTCAGCAATCGCCTCTCGCTTCATTGCCATACGATTTTTGTATGCGTTAGTGATAGCCGAAAGTTTGTCAAATGCTTTAGCAAAGACAGGTTCAACAAACTTCGAGCCGAACTCATCGAGAAACTTGACGGGATCGTTTGGCTTGAACTTTTCAACTACATCGTTAGCAGCAAGGTAAAGCGAGTCAGTATCCATCGCTATCACGCGGTCCTTTACTTCTTTGTCTCCAAGGAACTTCGATAGCGCGATGTTGAGATGCTGTTCCGCCCATTGAGAAACTAGCTGACCGCTTAAAGTAATTCCTTCTGCAATCGGAAGGTTGAAGTAACGAAAGTACTTGTTACCGCAAGCGCCGTAAAGAGAGTTGAGAAGAATCTTTACTGCCATTTGCATCGTCTCCAGACGAGCAATCTCCTTCTCGATTCGAGTTCTTTCGGATTCGTTTGCTTTGTCGGTTTTCTCCAGAAGCTGCTTATTCTTAATCATTTCCTTCTTGAGCACGACACGTTTGTCATACAACTCGACGATGATCTCTGGAAAGATTCCCATCTTATCACGACGAAACGCAGCACCATTGGCAGCGACCGCGAGATTCTCATCGGGAATATCTACAGAATGCGTCTTAAGAATTGATTCAGGAGAAACTCCAGCAACCATCTGATGACGAACCAATGTCTCAGGGCTCATGTTATACTGAACCATGATATTCGGATACAGCGAGTTCAAGTCGAAAGACATTACCCAGTTATGCATTCCGCACATCGGCTCTTTCACGAAACCACCAGGATAATCGCCTTTCGCAGAATCCTCACGAGGAGGAATTGCTATCTTCTTAAGAGCCAGACGACGAAAAATGATTGAGTCCCAGATGCCAGTTGTTCCGAGAGTGTCGGTATAGTTTACTCCACCGAGATATGCCATTGTAAGAACGAGAGTAATCAGTCCCAGCTTTTCCTCCATTCGGTCAACAAGCAACGTGTCAGTGATGTTGTAGTCGATGAACTTCTGATGGTCAGTTTCATACAGCGCTTTCAACGAACCTACATCTTCATAGTCAAGTTTAGTTTCGCCGAGGACAACCATTGCGATATGTCCTAGCTTGTAACTCTCTTGCTGACCATAAGTCTGCAAAGTAAACTTCTGAAATAGGTCTAGGTAATCGAGTTGCTGAATACCTACAAGCTCAACGACAGCATTCTGACGACCTTTGATAGTTATTGTGTCTGACTCAATTAGATTCCAGGGAGATAACCGCTTTGACATATCCTCGCCAAGAATCATAGCGATGCGATAGACAAGATAGGGACAGTCGAACGTGCGAATGTTCCAACCTGTGATAATGTCGGGACAGTTGTCAGGATTTGAAAACCACTCGACAAAGTTAACGAGCATATCCTGTTCAGCTCGAAACTGACGATATTCAATCGTGTACTTCGCGATGATTGATTTCTCAGGGTCATATGCTTTCAGACCCCACACGACGCAGTGATTTAGTTTTGACGATTTGGCCGTGATAGCAGTAACACGATTCTTAGGATTGGCGGGATCTGGAAAACCGTCACCGATTTCAGTCTCGATATCCAAAGACATAACGTCAATCAGTTCGCGGCGAAACTGAATTTCCTGCGGCCATTGAGTTTGAATGAAAGCAGGAATATGACGGTCGTTACCATACATCTTGAACGATGCAATGCCTTCATACTGCGCCGCGAACTCCTTCACGTCACGCATCGTCTCAAACTGCATTGCTTCAACTGGAGTTCCATCCAGGCCTTTCCACTCTGTATCCTTCTGCTTTGAAGGCAAGTACATTCGTGGTCGATACTTAACTTTTTCTGCAAGCTTTACGCCATCGCCATCATATCCTCTAACCAGAAGATTGTTACCCATTCTGGCAACAGACGTATAGAAACCAGTACTTATAGAAAACGACATAATACTACTATAACAAAAAAGGCGCCCATGTAAATCCAAATTACATGGGCGCCGAATAAAAGTATGAAGACTAATTACTTCTTAATCGCAATCTTCTGTGGCTTTTCGCTTTCTGGAATAACTCTCTCCAGATGAATGAAGAGGATTCCGTTTGCGAGTGAAGCTTCTTTAATCTTCACATATTCAGCAAGGCGAAATACCTTGGTGAATTTGCGGTAAGCGATTCCTTGATAGACGTATGTCTTCTTAGAATCAGTTGTTTCTTTTTCTCCGCGAATTGTAAGAATAGATTTATCGAGCTGAATGTCGATTTCCTCTTCTTCAAATCCAGCAACTGCAAGTTCAATCACAGACCAGTCATCTGTGACCGACACTAAGTTGTGTGGCGGATATTTGTCTGCTTCAATACGATTGTCGAGAACGTCAAACAGTGAGTCGAATCCGACAAAGGTTGAACGCAGTGAGTTAGGGTATGCTGTCATATGTTTCCTCCATTAGGCAGGTTTATGTTTGTGTTGAGATCTGCTGACCCAAAGGCATCAGCAGTTTGATGACATTATGTCACCAAAGGTTTTTCAGGCGCAGACCACTCCTTAAAAGTGAGTAGCTTACGTGATGAAATAATTTCAAAGAAAGTCTTAGCTGTTGGGCCATTCAGTTTATCATAACTGAACTCCACGGTGCAGCAGATTGGTCGATAGTGAAGCGCGCGTTCCTTAGCAACAAGTAGAAGTTGTCCGGTTGTAGCCATCTCCTTTTTACGAACGTCACCGATGCGAATAGGATTTAGAAATGGGTCATCTTCTGGAGTAACTGACATAGCTGCCAGAAACTCTTTAGCGTTAGTAGCCTTTGATACGCCATCGAGAACAATCTCATGCCGACGTTCAGAGGATGCACGAGCTTTTTGAAAGCGCTCATCGGTGGCGTCGACTTTATAGCCTAGTTGCGGCAAGTCGATTCCATGATTAGTGCGAACTGAATAACCACGTTCCTCTGAGATCTTCTTGATACTAAAGTGATACTGACGTGGATTATCCGTAGAAGCGTCGGCTTTCTTTACGGTAAATCCGCCTTCAAGAAGATAGCAGTCTTCTGAATTAAAGACGTATGTTGCTCCGGCGAGTTCTTGTTCGGATAGAAACTTTACTGCTGCGGCAGGGTTATCCATGCGCAATGCTTGACGAATGGAACGACCATCTGGAGAATAGTATCCAGGGCGTTCGCGAGCAGGGCCTGTCTTTTTTCTTACTTCATCGCCTTCTTTCTCATCGCTCTTAACGGAAAAGGAGGCGGAAATGATACATAGACCGTGCTCGTTTACTCCTTCAGTCCAACGGGAAAGTTGGTCGTCAATGTAAAGCCGCTGAAGACCATAACGATTTGACTGCGTGATATGAACGCGTGTCGGATAGTTGCGGTCACGGTTTTTAGCGCCTACCCAACCTACATCTGGAATATATCTTACAGCGACTACGCACATAGATTTACTCTATTTATCGCAGTTTACTTCTTTACATTACCAATCGAGTATTTCGTGATGAGATTCCAAACCTTCTTATCTTCATGGGAAATAATCTTAATTTGCTTCAGTGAAGCTCGCGGTTGCGTTTTCGTAGAGTCTACGATATTGACTAAACCCCAATCGGATAGAAGAACAGCAATCGTGTTTCTTCTTGAAAGATCTTCAAATGTAAAGTTAGAGGGCTTTCCATCCAGAATAAAAAGCTCTTTGAAATGAACGATGAAGTACCTACCCTGTTTATGTAAAATATGACAGCTCTGGTAAAGAGTATTAGATTCTCTGCGTGAGGCAACGCCAATGCGCGTCAGAGTCTCTCGAACCTTCAGAAAGTCGTCAGGTTCATTCAATCTTATTTCCAGCATCGAAGCCGGAGACCAGTTGTCTACTAGATCAGTAGGAGAAAAAGCTGGAGTAGTAATGTCCATAGGCAATCGTCATTGATATAGAAAAGTATTTATCCAAGACGCTGCTTATGATTGTGAAGATTGCGTATGTACTTAAGATTTTCTTCTGTCAGTAAAGGTAAAACTTCTCTCGCCCGGCTCGCAGAATATCCATATGTCAACTGAACCAATTCAAGATCCGCAACCTCTTCTGCTTTGAACCATTTCGAGATACGCTTTCGGGGGCGAAGAACGCCGCGAAGAAAGTCATATTGCATACGCGGAGGAAGTTCTCCGGCATACCGATTCATCTCATTTGCCATGAGAACCGAATCGGAGAAATACGACAGTCCACGGTTTACTATGAAGGCTGCATATGATTTCTCAGGAGAAGAAGGATCTGCGCCATCGCTTGAAGACCGTGCAGATGCCATCAAGTCAGGAGAATTACTTCCAGAGCTGATGCTATTGAGAAATGCGAATGGAGATAGTTTTTCCATTACCAGTGACGTAGACAGTTAGCGATAATTGCTATGCACGTAATCACATGAAGAGTAACCCATGCAGTGCGAATAAGCGCAGCAATATCAGCTTCACAGTCGTCACTAGAGATCTTAGAGCCTAAAGTCTTTGCCCAGATAGGCCAGGCCTTATATGCTAGAAACTTGCGCTTTGGCTCAAAAAAGTTCTGTAGCTTTTCCTCGAGGTAATCTTGAACGCGCAGAAGAGCGGGCTTATTGACAACAAGACGAACGGGAATCAGGAGAGTTAAGTTTTTACTTTTAGTTTTCATATTACTTCCAATTTGCATTAGCCATGAGTTCGGTCAAACAGGCAACCATATTCAGTTCTTTATCAGCCACGAATGCTGCCTTGAATTGATATTCTGCAAGCGTAACGACAATCTGAGGAATCGAAGCGGGATCCGCTACTTCATACACGTTGTCGTAGATCGACCGAAACAGAACAGACGTATCCGTATCAGGATTGTTAGCGACCCAGGAACGCATTGCCTTAAAGTCTTTATCCTTTAGAGAAGTTACGAGAGATGCGAGATTCTGATTTGATAGACCTACCAGAATTGCAGAGGGAATCTCTCCAGAAGTGGAATACCGCTGACACTCATTCAGAACTCGACGCCAGTCGGGAGCGTAGCGAATGATGAGCTCTGCCAGAACCTGTTCGGTATACTTTACCTTTTCGCCATCCAGAATCTTCTTAAGACGTTTTAGAAAACGACCAGCAAGAACTGGCATGTCCTTCTTTGACGTATTAAACTCAATAACCGCACATCGAGAATGCAAAGGCTCAATGATGCGATTCTTGAAGTTACACGTCAGAATGAATCGACAGTTATTGGCGAACTCTTCAATGAAACCACGAAGAGCGGGTTGAGTCGAAGAAGGATTAAGATAATCGGCCTCATCGAGAATCACGACCTTAGGACCGTTTCCTAGCATCGAGATGGTCGATGCGAACTGCTTAATCTTGTTTCGCAGAACGTCAATGCCAGACTCTTCAGACGCATTGATAATCATTACGTCCAAACCTAGTTCGGAACATAATGCTCTCGCAACAGTGGTCTTACCTAGACCCGCAGTGCCAGCTAAAATCATATTATGAAGAGTTCCCGTCTTTACGATATCGGAAAACGTCTTCTTGATTCCATCGGGAAGGATACATTCCTCAATGGTTTTCGGGCGATAGCGTTCTACCCAAAGAAAATTGTCGGCAGGAGTATTCATAACAAAAAGTTAACTAACGTCACCAGAACCATTCCAGTGACGTTAGTTAATTTATCAGGAGGTGATAGCTTTGTAAAGGTCTTTAATCACAGCGGCCTCATTTTCAAAGGCGACGACATTCTGCTTATGATAAAGCCGTGAGACCTTACGAATGTAAGGTTTAGGAATCTCATACTTATCATAAACGGAGGCAACGATTTCGCCGATCTGAATACGTGAAGTCTCCATCTCAGACATAGTCTCTGAGATTTCCTTTATCGCATTTAACATTGCCTTCTTTGCCTCGGGGTCAGAAAGCTTAGCGGTCAGATTGGCAGGATCTATGTTTTGCTTAGCCATGTTTGTTAGGAATTAAAGGAAGAGGTCTTCTCAAGAGCAAGGAAATACTCGACGGGAGACGTAGTATTTACCCACTTAGAGAGGAACTTAGAAGAAATAGCAACATTGTAGTCGCCATCAAGTAGCTTGAGATTTCCAATCAGGAACTGGAAGTTAAACTCATTCTTACATGAGTTGTTCTCATCGACTACGACCGAATAGGTGTTAGCGGAATCGTTCTTAGGGTCAAAAACCTCTGCAGAGATAACTCCTTTCTTACCGGTGATAGCGACAACGGTATGACCAAATACTCCAGCAGCCTTACGAATAGCGTTGAGCGTCTCTCCAGTCAACGTGATCTCCAGATCCGCAGAAGGAAGGACGAGCTTCTTTGCGGGAGGAGCGGAAAGAACGGAAGGATCGGAGAAACGATACTTTACCTTGCGGCGGCCATCGACCAACAGAACGGAGTCGGCAGTAAACTCAAGTTCAGCGTCTGACACAAGTGAGAGCGCCTTAAGGAACTCGCCAAGGTCGTAGATACCGAAAGACTGTGGGAAGCTTTCAGTAATAGTCGCGGTAGCAAGAATAGCCTTGACACCACCGTTTACGGTTGTCAGAACGTTGCCTTGATTGACAACAAGATTAGGATTGATAGTTGCAAAGTTAGAGAGAATTGCGAGGGTCTCAGGACTTAGTTTCATAGGGATTCTTATTGATTGAAAGTGGGTATTTCGGATGCTCTAGCTTAAGCTGAAGAATAAAAAGGAGGCAGCACAGTGCATGAGCCTCATGT